CCCCCCGGTATCGACATTGACGGGGAGCCTATCGTCCCCCACACTCCCGTTCCAGTCCCGACCTCTGCCGAAATCCAACAGGCGCGATTTGACGCGACGGGCGAGGCGGTCGCAAAACGGGAAGCGGACGCAGCGGCGCGGGACGCACTTCGCGCAGAATACATGGCGAAAGGGCGAAACCATCATGGCTAAAACCCCAGCGTGGCAACGGGCCGAAGGCAAAAACCCAGCGGGGGGCCTGAACGCCAAAGGGCGCGCGTCTTATAACGCGAAAGCGAAAGCCGAGGGCAAACCGGGGCTAAAACCTCCCGCCCCGCACCCCAAATCTGAAGCGGAAGCTGGACGGAAAAAGTCATTTTGTGCCCGGATGTCTGGGATGAAGAAAAAGCTCACGAGCGAAAAGACAGCCCGCGATCCGAACTCGCGGATCAACAAATCGTTAAAAGCGTGGAACTGCTGAGATGACTTCGCACAAAAAAGAGGTGTGGGAAAAACCCCGGCCCAAGGCGTTAGGCAAGCCCAAAGCCCTCTCTGCAAAGCAAAAGGCGGGCGCGAAAGCTGCAGCGAAAGCGGCGGGGCGGCCTTATCCGAACCTTGTGGACAATATGCGGGCGAGCACGAAATGAACGAGGCGTATTTTTTCGAGCGAGTCCGCAGGGCGGTTTTCGGCGGGCGGCTAACGGCCCGTCAGGTGGACGGCATCAACCAGATCCTTGCTTATCGCGAGGCCAAATGGCCGAAAATGTCCGACGCCGAACTCGCATACCTGCTCGCCACTGTCGTGCACGAAACGGCGTTCGAAATGCAGCCCATTCGCGAGCGGGGCGGACAAAAATACCTGCAATCAAAGCCTTACTTCCCGTTTTATGGCCGAGGCCTCGTGCAAATCACCTGGGAACGCAATTACAAACTTTTCAAAGTTGATCCGGCGGATAAGGCGCTGGAATGGCCGACTGCGCTCGACATTGCCTTTCGGGGCATGGTGCTGGGCATGTTCACGGGCAAGAAACTGTCGGATTACATCGGCCCCGGCAAGTGCGATTACGTGGCGGCGCGGCGCATTATCAACGGCAAGGACCGCGCCCGCCTGATCGCGGGATACGCTCGATCTTTTCAGGACGCCCTCAAACAGGCCAATCAGACCGTGGCCGCGCCCTCCGCGCCTGCGGCTCTACCAGTGAAGAAGTCCGCTTAAATGTCCGCTTCAACGAAGGGGCGTGAAATGCTGCAAGAGGCTGTAAGATTTGTGATTTGCGCCATGCTGGCGTGTTTGGTGCTGTTCGGGACGGCTATGCTGCTGGCCGGATGCCAAAGCACTCATGATGATGCGAAGTTTGTGGAATGCTGGCTACGGGACGGCACGTCCCGTCCGTGTAACTAGGCGGGCTGCCTTAACCTTTTGGAGAGTAAAATGTTTACGAATTGGATGACGACACTGCCGGGAATTTTTACGTTGATTTCGGTTTTGGCTCATGCGTGGCAGACGAAAGACATCAACTGGGTTGATCTGCAGAACGCGCTGATCGGCGTTGGTCTTTTGGCGGCGAAAGATTGGAACGTCACTGGCGGGACGAAGGGTCAGTGATCCCCGCGCTTTTGACCGTGCTGGGCGCTTTGTTCAGCGCGGTCGGGAAGATTTTCGAGTTCCTCTACGCTCGAAATCTGGCAAATGCGGGAAAAGTGCAGGAGCAACTGGATGCGCTTAGACGCCAAGTCAAAGACGCGCAGATCGCCGTCGCGGCGCGGGAAGCTGTGCGGGCTTCTATTGCTGCCAACCCTGACGGCGTGTCAGACGACGACCCCTTTAGACGGGACTGATGCGACGCAAGGGGCTTCATTTTGCGAGGCGGCTCGGGCGATTTACTATTCAAAGCACGACACGCCCCCGACGATTGCGCAGATCAAAGAGCATAACGCAGTCGGCATGGCGCTGAAATGCGGGTGGCTTCCAGCCAACAAGCAAAAGGTGTCGAAATGATTGAAGATGGCTTTGCGGCTGCGGAAGATTATTTGACGCTGCATTTTAGTCGCGAAACAGCGATAGGTTTGGTGGATAGACTTCGCCGGGAAAATGTGCAATATTTCAAGGTGAAAGATATTTTTCGGGCAGCAAAAATGGAATATCGGCAGTTCACGGGGGCGGAACAGGTTGTGCTGCTGGTGCGGGCAAGTAACGGGCTGATTATCGCAGATGGGTATGAATTTGTTTGTGAGGCGTGGCTGGAAAATAAAGAAAAGTTGATTGCGTGTAAGATTGTTTAGGAAAGGGATGAAAGATGACATTTCCGCAACCGTTCGACTTTGGGAAGCGCCTGCAGGATGGGCAGGATTTGGACGGGGCGCTGGCGAACCCGGTGTGGTCGTATAGCAGGCCCCTGACGGCCACGATAGGCGGGACGCGGGCGACGAGCACGAAGATCACTGAGGCGATTGCGAATGTCGCGACGGTCGGGGCGACGGGCGCAGGCGTGACTTTGCCGGTGGCGCTTCCGGGTAAAGTCGTGCTGGTTTACAATAATTCCGCCACGGACATGCGGGTTTTTGCGGACGGCGGGTCAGCAATCGACGGCACAACGGGCGATGTGGGGATTTCGCAGCGCGCAAGCACGGCGTGTTTGTTTGTGGCGCAGGAACTTCGGAAATGGACTTACTCGTTTATTCCGATTTCGTTGGCCCCGTCAAGCGATTACATATCCGCGTATGACACGACAATCCAGCCAGCGGTTCCCCCGGCGACGGCGGCGAATGAACAGATTATGACGTTCAACACGGTGGACTCGTCGTTGGGCATTAGCATTGTGGGGGGCTCGCAGATCACTGTCACGCGAGCGGGAGTTTATAATCTGCAGTTCTCTGCGCAGTTTGATAAAACGGACTCCGGGCAGGACACGTTTGAAATTTGGCTGAAAAAGAACGGGCAACCGTTGGCGTGGTCGAACACGACGAGTGATGCGAACAATAATAACGCGAAAGTCGTGGCGGCGTGGAATTTTGTGCTGCCGTTGGCGGCAGGGGATTTTTTGGAATTGGCGTGGTGGTCGCTGGATGTGAATATGAGGTTGTTTGCACAGGCAGCGCAACCGGCGGTTCCGGGCGTGAGCCCTGCGCGCCCCGCGATCCCGTCTGTGATTGTGACGATGCAAGGAGTTTGATATGCCCGCGAAAAGCAAAGCGCAAGCAAAACTCATGGCGATGGTGGCGCATGACCCGAAGGCTGCGAAGCGGTTGGGCATCCCGCAGAGCGTGGGGAAAGAATTTGAGGTTAAAGGCAAAGGTGCGCTCAAGCGATTGCCCGCAAAAGTGAAGAAGAAATGACTCGGTATCGGCTTGGAGTGTTTGAAGGGCTGCTGGAAATTGAAGCGGTGGAAAGCGGCCCTTTTCCACTCCGGGCGTATGGGTTTTTGCAGTTTTCCCCGAAAGATCATCCGAACGGCGAATTGATGCTGGAGGTGAGGGGAAAGGAAATCTGGGTTTGGGTTGCGGAGAAAAGACATGGCGAAGATGCAAACAAAAGCGTGTAAGAACGGCAAAGCGATGGGCGGGGGCGATGCGAAAGGCAAAGCTGTTGCGGTTAAAGCGGCGAAAAAGGCTGGAATGAAAATCGGTGAAAAGAAAGCGCCTTACGCGAAGGGATAAAGGTGTATCATCGCGCAGTGGTCGGGCTGGTTTATGCGGCGAGGTGTTTGCGCCCCGCCCATATCCCGAAAAGCAGGCCGAAAGGGTCGAAAGCGGCAGGCTTGCGCTATGAAAAGGCGTTAAGCGCGGCGATCCCGCGAGCGGAACACGGGCAGTGGTTTGAATTTAAGGATTTGAACGGGCCTGGACATTGCCAGATGGACTTGATTATTGAAGGGCAAAAGCGGATTGTGGTGATTGAATGCAAGTTGACTGATGTTGACCAAGGCATGAGACAGCTGCATGAATTGTATTTTCCGATTGTGGAGAAGGTCTGGCCGGATAAAAAGCCTCTTGGGATCGTGGCCGCGAGACATTTAAGCAAATGCCCTGATACAAAACTGGTCGAAACCAGCTTGAAGGGGGCGATTTTGCGGGCGGAAACGCAAGGCGTCATCCCGGTGCTGCATTGGATGGAGCGAATGCCGATTTGACGGCGAAAGGTGGGCAAATGTTACCGCCAGACTGGGAATTTTTCCTGTATTTCGCTATCCGGCTGGTTGGGCTGGGAATTGTGACGATTGTTTTGCACAATGTTTTGAAATTGGTGTTAGGTCAGAGCCATTTTTGACTATTTTTAGAGGCAAAAAGCATTGACGGCTTGCGGCAAAGGGGCCAGTATGCTCGCAGGCCAAGGCCCGTAAGCGCCTCGGGCAGCATACGCTTAGAAGGCGGCGCTTGCGCCGATGAGAAAATGGCAAATGGCAAGAACAGCGGAAAAGTAATTGCGGAACGCCCGCTCCGTGGCGTGAACACAAGCCGCACTCAGCACTCGACGGAATATAAATACGACGAGAAGACTGGGACTTTCGGCAAAGAAGCTCGCAAGGGCAATGCAAATTATCAGGCCCCGGACAGATTTGTGCCGGGAAATCCTGATTTTGAGTCTGGCGTCACCCAGAATGTTGGAAATCCCGTGCAGAGTGACGGACTGCGCGGAGCTATCTCGCTCATAAGAGGCAAATGATGAAAAAGGTTGCTCTTGTCGGCGGACTGCTTGCGCTTCTGGGTGCGGGCTCCGCCTATGCTGCTGGTCAGTTTCCGGGTTATCCGCTTTCTACGTCCCCGCTGACTGGTTTTGAATACATCCCTGCGGACACGGGCGCTGTTGCGTCTGGCGCGAGCTTCACGGGCTCGATTTCTGGAACGACGCTGACGGCGACGAGCATCACCGGCAATATTTATGTCGGACAGAACATCGTTGGCGCGAATGTCGCTCCGGGCACGGCGATTGTGTCGGGTTCGGGCGGAACGTGGACTGTTAGCGTTTCGCAGACCGTCGCTTCGACTGCGATGACTTCGGGTGGCGGCGGCGTCAATCCGCAGACCGAAATGATCCAGGTTCAGCAGCTGCGTTCGTATGTGCTGTCGGCTGGTGGTTCGGTTTCGACCTACATCAAGCTGCCGTCTTCGACGATTGCGGCGCTGCCGACTTGCGATGCGACGACGCTGGGTTCGCTGGCGACCGTCACGAATGGCACGGCGTATGGCACCGGCACGTATGGCTCGGCTGTTAGCGCGACGGGCGCTGTTTCGCGCACGGTTATGTGCACGAACACTGGCGGCGCGACGACTTATGCGTGGGCGTATAACTAAGAATTGCGCGAGGGGCCTAGTGCCCCTCACCTTTTAGGCAATTTGCTTGAAGATTTGAGGAACAGATCATGGCGATCACCCCTGACGCAAAAATGTATGATTATCAGACGGGCGTGGCGACAAAGCTCGTTCCGATGTCTGATGGACAGGGCACTTATGCCCCGGCGGTTGTGGCGTTTCAGCCGTTAAGTCCTGCGGAATACGATTATATCTCGTGTTCTTACACGGGAAGCAATTTAACGACTGTGGTGTATAAGTTGGGTGGGGCGAGCGGCACGATAGTCACCACGTTGACGATGACGTATGATGGTTCGGGTAATCTGCTGACCGTGACGCGGAGTTAAAATCATGGCATGGGTTTTCAATCCGTTCACAGGGACGTTTGATTATTCGACTACTCCGGCAAGCGGAGGAGTTACGACGTTTAGCGCGGGAACAACTGGACTTACCCCTGCTGTCGCGACAAACGGGGCGATTGTGCTCGGTGGAACGCTGGCCGTTACGAATGGCGGCACGGGTTTGACGACTTTGGCGGCAGGGCGCATTCCGTATGGAAATGCCACAAGTGCTTTTAATTCGTCAGCCACGTTTGTTTTTGATGGCACGGTGTTAGCTGTCGGATATACGCCGTTTGCGTGGGTGGGAAAAGCTGTCCAAATTGGAACTTTGACCGCTGTTGCGCAGGCATCTTCCGGCGCAGCATTGCATACTTTTAACTGTTATCAAAACAGTGCCGGTAATTATATTTACAACTCCACAGCGGCTGCTGCGAAGTATGAATGTGGGTTGAATGGCACGGCAACCCATGCTTGGTTTATTGCAGGCTCAGGCACTGCGGGTAATGTTGTTAGTTTTACGCAGGCATTGACGCTAGATGCTTCTGGCCACCTTGGACTGGCCGCAACGCCGAATGCTTGGTCCACCGATTACAAGTCATTGGACATTGGCATAAGCTCTTCATTTTATGGGCGTGTAGCCACTAAATCCACTGGATTTTCCGAAAACGCTTACAGAAACACTGCCGGTAACTGGATTTATAAAAATACTGACTACGCAAGCCGAAATGAAACCGGAAGCGGTGGTTTTCAATGGTACACCGCACCCTCCGGCACCGCAGGAAATACCGCCACATTTACGCAGATAATGACGCTCGACGCGAACGGCAATTTGCTAGTGGGCGTTACCAATGCTGCCACAACTTCCGCTAAGACCATCAACATCTCGAACGGCACCGCGCCAACAGCCAACATTACAGGCGGCATTTTGTATGTTGAAGCAGGTGCTCTGAAATACCGTGGTTCTGGTGGAACTATTACGACACTTGGCGCAGCATAAGGAATTATCATGGCTAACACCTACACTTGGCTCATCTCGGCACTTGAGTGCTATCCTGAACAGGACGGCAAGGAAGATGTTGTGTTCACCGTCCATTGGCGTCGTCAGGCGACGGACGGCACTTACAATGCCGGCATCTATGGCGCGCAGCCCGTGACGCTTGATCCCGAAGCGCCGTTCACGCCTTACGCTGCTTTGACTGAAGAGCTGGTCATCGGCTGGCTTGAAGATGCTTTCGGCCCTGAACTGCTTTCGGCGCAGGTTGAGGCGCTTGACCAGCAGATTGCTAATCAGATCAATCCGCCCGTGGTGAGTCCACCGCTGCCGTGGGAATGAGTGTGGAAGGAGCCAAAAATGGAAAAGTTGATTAAAATTGAATTGACCATTGCAAAATGGAATGTGGTGATGAAGGGTGTAGGAAATCTGCCGTTCGTGGAAGTTTCTGAGATTATCGCGGAAATGAAACAGCAGGCTGATCCGCAGTTGCTGCCGGAGGGAATGCAGACCCCGGAAACGTCAGAAGTTCAGCCTTCGTAAAGGAATAAAAGATGACGACGCCTGATCCGTTCGCCCCTGGGTATCGACTGACTGACGGAAATCAGTTGAATGATCGAGTTGCAAATCCGCAATGGTCTACGACTTCAAGTCTGGCGGCGAAAGCGGGTGGAACGGTTTTAACGTCGTCAAAGATCGTTGATACTGTTACGCAGATCACAGCGGCGTCCGCTCCGAATGCGGGTGTGGTGATTGAACAGGCGCTTCCGGGGCGGCTGCTGTGGATCGTGAATGATGCTCCGAATACTGTCGTGGTGTTTGCGGAAGGCGGATCGACGATTGACGGAGTTCCGGGTGATGTTGGTATTTATCTGGGCGCTGGGGATAGTGTTTATTTCATCGCCACAGATGTGAATACGTGGCAATCGTTTGCTGCACTGCCTGTTGGTGGATTGAATGGCGTTGTTAATATTATAACGAATATTGCGGCACTTCAGGCGTGGAATAAACCGGCGGCTAATAGCCCTGAAATTTTTGCGCTGGTTTATAACACGGTGTTGGGCGATGGCGGTGGACTTTTCTATCTTGACGCTGCGGATCATACGACGCCGGATAACGGCACGACTGTGATTGTGGATGCGCAGGGTAATCGCTGGAAACGCGAACTTGTGCGGGCGACTTATATCGCGAATACTCCGGCTGGCACTGTTGCGGCGACAACGGTGCAGGGCGCTATTAACGAACTTGACGTGGAAAAGGTGTCGTATGCTGCGCTAGCGGCAAGCAGCGGGTCTTCGCTGGTTGGATTTATTCAAGCTGGAACTGGGGCTACCGCACGAACTGCTCAGAGTAAATTACGCGATGTAGTTGATGTGCGAGATTTTGGGGCCGATCCGACAGGTATTGTTGATTCGAGTGCGGCAATTCAGGCTGCGATTGACTATGCAACTGCAAATAATTTCATGCCTGTTGCTACCGGCACTTATAGAATTTCACAGAAAATTGTTATCAAATGTGATGCTAATTTTTATGGAGCGCAATTTAATGTTTATAACACTCCTGAATATGGAGTGGAAATTTCTACTGGTAATGCGACTGACCCGACTACAAACTTGTTTAATGTGACGGTGTGGCTGCCTGATGTTGTGAATATGACAAAACCGGCGGTTGGCTGGGCGGGACAGAAATATGGTGTTCGCGTTGTGAACATTAACAACTGTTCCATTTTTGTCAAAAGCATTACAAACTTTGCTACAAATCTGGTCATAACATCTTTTGGTGGTAACGGCACGGCGTATAATAATTTCTATCTGCAGTTTTTGAAAAACGGTGAAATTAACTTATACATGAAGCCGGGAGATGCAACTTCTTGGACTAATGAAAATAATTTCTTTGGCGGACGTTTTAATCAAAATTCGGGTGAAGGAAATAATCTTCCTGGCTGCTGTCATATTTATATGCCGGAAGTAGCAGCTGGTTGGGTTGGGGCGCAGAATAATAATGTGTTTTATAAACCTTCATTAGAAGGCGATGCTCCGCAGTATCATGTTGTGAACGCTGGCGCAACGAATATGATTTTCAATGGACGTTGGGAAACATATGTGAACCCGCCCAAGGTTTTATATACTGGCAATTCTCCGGGTCAGGGCTCGTATAACACGATTATGTATGGATATGCGACAGAGGCTATCCAATTTACATATTCAGGTACAGCCCCGATCTTTAACCAATGGATCTCGACGAAAAATCAGAGTCTAAGTTTTGACTCTACAGTCGGTGTTGGGCTGCAAAATCAGATTTCATCTGACACCGGCATTCATGCGTTTTATGAAGCTGGAACAAAGCCTGAGCTGGCCGCAGCTAACTCTTGGACTATGCTGCACACGGCGCAAAATCTAAGGGGCAAGGCTTATACAGATGCTTATGCCCGTATTCAATTAGATTATTCGAATGGCAAGATAAAATTTGGAAATGGCACTGCCGCACCTGTTGTGGGCTTTAGTGGTAATGGGACAGCTATTTATACCGATGCGGCATATTTTATCCCTCTTTCCGATGCAACAACATATGCAGGATTAGACACAAATCGTTTTGCAAGGGTTTATTCTTCGGGATTTTATCCTGGAGCGGGAACGGTCATTTGGACATCCGGCTCGGGCACTCCTGAGGGGGTTGTGACTGCGCCAGTTGGATCGCTCTATACCCGCACAAATGGCGGTGCAGGCACTACACTGTATGTTAAAGAAACCGGCACAGGAAATACTGGGTGGGTTGGTAAATAATTTTAACAAAATGAAGGTGAATGCGTATGCCTATTCCCTCCAACCATACATATCCAGATGTTTTTGGGTCAATATTCACTACGACAAGTGAGAAGATAGGGGGAGTTGTTGCGGGAGCGGCGATAACGTCACCGATGTGGTTGCAACAGATAAAGCCGTATTCAGATGTCGCGGCGATTTTCGTCCCGATTTTGGGTTGCATTTATCTGACGTTGCAGATTACGTTTAAGTTGTGGGATCGGACAAGAAAGGAAGACTGATATGAAAAAGTGTTGTGACCATAAACGCCCGGATCGTGAAAGTCATGTTATGGGCATGAAGCATGACATGGGTAAACTGATGTCTGCGAAGGCGAACAAAGGCGGTATCGCCCCGAATACGCAGCAGAAAGAATTGAAAAGTCTGAAGTCCAGCAAGCAGCCGGGAGGTAATTGATTTGGCGAAGGGCAAAATGACGATGGCTGAGTGGGAACGCTCGCCGATGGACAAGAAAAAGGACGCAGCGCTCAAGAAAAAGGGCGTGAAAGAAGGCTCTGCCAAGGACAAGGCGATGGACAAAAAGGGCCTTGCTGCTTACAATGCCAAGGTCGGCAAGAAGAAATAAGCCCACTACGGATTGCGTATAAGATGGACTTAACCGCACAAAATGCAAAAGTGATTGAGTGGCCGGAAAAGCTGCAATGCTTGTTCTGGCCGCAGGTCAATGGTTTGCCTGTGCGTTATCGAGTTTTATATGGCGGTCGTGGTGGCGCGAAGTCATGGGGAATTGCGAGGGCACTGGTGCTGCTTGCGGCAAAAAAGACCCTTCGCATTCTCTGTGCTCGTGAATTACAAAACTCAATTCGTGACTCGGTGCACAGAGTTTTAAGTGACCAGATTGATCTTTTAGGACTGCAAGGTTTTTATCAGATCGAGCAGGCAAGAATTTATTGCCCGTCTACAGGCTCGGAATTTTCTTTCGAGGGCATTCGAAACAATGTCACGAAGATTAAGTCATATGAAGGTGTGGACATTTGCTGGGTGGAAGAAGCGAATAAAGTCACGAAGACCTCGTGGGACGTGCTTATTCCGACGATCCGTAAGGAAGGTTCTGAAATCTGGGCTTCGTTTAACCCGGAGCTTGAGAGCGATGATACGTATGTGAGATTTGTGCTGCAGCCGCCGAAGAACGCGATTGTGCAGAAGATTTCATGGCGCGATAATCCGTGGTTTCCGCAGGTTTTGAAGCAGGAAATGCTCGATCTTAAAGTCCGCGACCGCGATGCGTATTTGCATGTGTGGGAAGGGGAGTGCCGAAAAAGTCTGGAAGGAGCGGTTTATGCGGACGAACTTCGTGACTGCGCTGAAGAAGGTCGTATCACACACGTTCCTCACCATTCTAGCTCTGCTGTTAATTTGTATTTCGATCTTGGCCGGTCAGACAGCACGGCAATTATCTTCGAGCAATACGTCGGAATGCAACGACGAGTCGTGGACTTTTACGAGAATCGACTCAAAGGGCTAGATCATTACATTCATGTGCTGCGCACACGCAGGGGCTCCACGGGCGAACTTTATGACTATGGTATCTGCTGGTTGCCGCATGACGCTCGGGCCAAGACATTAGGTTCGAAGAAGTCGATAGAAGAGCAGATGCGTGATGCGGGTTTTCAGGTTCGGATCGTGCCGAGGTTGAGCAAGTTCGACGGGATTATTGCGGCGAGAAGCATTTTCCCGACATGCTGGTTTGATGCCGCAAAATGTGAGAAGGGGCTTTTACACGCTCTTCGGCATTATCATTACGAAGAAAACCCCGTGACTGAGACGTTCAGCGCGGAACCTGTGCATGATTGGTCGTCTCATGCTGCTGACGCTTTTCGATACATGGCTATTGCCTCGAACGAAGGCGGATCGGATGGGCGCAGTCGTAAGGTGGCGGGGGCGCTAAAGCGTCAAAGCGGGTTAATGGGTAAGCTGCAGAATTTGGGCGAAAGCCTGGGATGGATGGGATAAATGGCACGGCAAGCAGTTGACAGCGATAAATTCCAGAAAGTCCTGAAACGTGCGCAAGAGCGTTTTAAGCGTTGCGAAGGCTGGGAAAGCTACGCCCGCAGATTGTTCATGGATGACATTCGTTTTGCGAATGCGGACGCTGACAATAAATATCAGTGGCCGACGCGCATGTGGAATGATCGGCAGCGCGATGAGCGTCCTGCCTTAACGATCAACAAGACCCGTCAGCATAATCTGAACATCATTAACGATGCGAAGATGAATAAGCCGGGAATTAAGTATCGTGCTGCTGGTAATGGTGCGACAGCGGAAAGTGCTCGAATTTGGGACGGAATCGCGAGACACATTGAGTATCAGTCAAATGCCCCGGCGCACTACGATTACGCCACGCGCTTTCAGGTCGAAGCTGGCATCGGCTATCTGCGTGTCAACACGGACTACGTGGACGAGAACTCGTTCGATCAGGAAATTTATATCACGAGTATCGCAGACCCGCTGACGGTTTATATTGACCCGGACGCGAAGGCTCCGGCGAAAGAAGATGCGCGCTTTGCGTTTATCTTCGAAGACATGCCGAAAGATTTGTTCGACCAGAAATATCCGCAGTATAAGCAGTTTGCTGGGCAGGAAGTTCTTGTTGGCGAAAAAGGCTGGTATGACGAGGACCATGTTCGCGTTGCGGAATATTTTGAAGCGGAAGACGTGAACGATGAACTGCTGATGTTCGATGGTCCGAATGGTCAGCCAATGACGCTTATGGCCTCGGACTTGCGGAAGGTCGATCCGAAAAGTAAAATTTTTGATGATCCCCAGACCCGTAAACGTGACGTGACTCGCCGTGTGATCCATTACCACTTTATTGTTGGTAATCATGTGGTGCAGGAAGAAGAAAAGGTTTGGATTGGCAAGACCATTCCGATTATTCCAGTTGTTGGTGAGGAAACGATTATTGAGGGAAGGCTGGACCGTAAAGGTCACACCCGTGCGTTAAAAGACCCTCAGCGTATGTATAACTATTGGGCGTCTGCTGCAGTAGAATACGGAGCCTTGCAGTCCAAAACTCCATGGATCGTTGGAGTGGAAAGCGTAGAAGGCTTTGAGGAATACTGGGCTACGGCGAATCGCCAAAATCATGCGTATCTGCCTTATAAGTCTGTTGGAGATGATGGTAAGCCTTTGCCTCCACCTTCTCGTATTGAACCACCTGTGCCGTCGCCGGTCGCGCTAAAAGGCATGGAAGTGGCGAATGTTGAAATGCAGATGGTTTCCGGGCAATACGAAAACCAACTGGGTATGCAGGGAAATGAACGCACGGGGAAAGCCATAGCCGAAAGGCAACGGCAGGGAGATCGTGCGACTTATCATTTTATCGACCATCTGGCGATTGCTATTCGGCAGGTTGGTAAGATCATTCTTGATCTCGTGCCGAAAGTTTACGACACCAACCGTGTTGTGATGATTTTGGCTGAGAACAATGAGAGTCTGGAAGTCAAGCTCGATCCGCAGTTGCAGCAAGCGCATATGCTGGAATTGAATGAGAATAATGAAGTGATCGGGCGGGTGCTGAACCCGGCGGTCGGAAGTTATGAAGTGCTGGCTGATGTGGGTCCGGGCTATGCGACGAGACGTGAGGAAGCGTTTAATGCGCTGACTCTGATCCTGACGCAGAACCCTGCGCTGACGAGCGTTATTGGCGACATCATGTTCCGCGCTGGCGACTTCCCGATGGCGGAAGAAGCGGCAGAGCGTCTGAAGCGCATGGTTCCCCCGCAGGCGCTCGGTCAAGGCCCGTCGCAAAACGAGCAGATGCTTGCCGCACAACTTCAGCAGATGCAGCAGGCCCTTCAAGCCTCTATGGATGAGTTGGCGAAGGAAAAAGGCAAATCCCAGGCGAGACTCGAAAAAAGAGAGGTCGAGGTTTACGACGCGATCACTAAACGTCTGGACATTCTACTCAAGAATGTGGGAATGTCGCCGCAGCAGAACGCGCAAATTACCGATCAGGCTGTGCAGGAAAGCACCGAAGTCCCGATCAGCGATACCTACGAAGGGCACGAAGATCAGATGCCGGGACGGCAGATGGCGTTGCCGCTTGAGGATCACGAAATGCCAGAAGGCGCGTTTCGTGGAGAAGATGGACATGCTTATGCGCCACACCCGGAAATGCCCGGAATGATGGCCCGCGTTACGAAGGAGAGTTGAGATGGCTTACTGGGATGAAGTGCTCGGCAATGTGCCGGAAGGTTTAATGGGTTCCGCGCAGGGCATGTATGATGTAGCCACAAATCCTCTCCAGGCTGCGCAGGGTGTTGGTTATTATGCAATGCACCCGCAAGAGGCAGCAGCTCGTGCTTATGGGCATTATGCCAGACGTTATAAAAATTTGCCGACTGCGATGGAAACATTTCGGCAGAATCCTGTAAGTGTTGCGGAGGACCTTTTGCCTCTGGCGGCGCTGAGAGGACTTGCAAAAAAAGGTGCAAAAGCTGGGGCCAAAAAAGGAGCGCAGGAAGCGGCTCGCCGTGAAATTGCAGGGCCTGCGGCTATCGAAGGGGAAGTGCTTCCCCCTAGACCGCAAATTGGCTATATGCCCCCGGAGCCTGTTCCGGCTGCGCCGTATTATCGCAATGTCCCGCCGGAAATGGGCACGTCGATGCGTCCGATGACGCCGTTCCAGCAGAACCAAGTCGGCCTTTCGACTGGGCGGTTTGGTATGCAGGGTTATGCGCCGGAAATGGCTGTCACGGACTTTGAGTCGTATGCTCCGGGTGGCATGGGCCGCACGACTACTGGTCCGACGCCGATGAACAAGTTCGATCAGAACATGATGGACGCTTATCGCCGTGGTCGAATGAGCACAGGTGCTTCACGCGGAATGTATGGCGAATACACTCCGGAGGAAATGGGCTCCGCAGTTGCGCCGTATCGGCAGGGTGGACTGGTTTATGAGCCTGTCGGCCCGCAGGGTGCAGCTCCTCGTCAGATTGGCGGTCCGCAGGGTGCGCCGCGTTTGGGCTATGAGCGAGGCCCGATTGAGGGTGAATGGTCGGAAGTCTATGGCATCGGTGGCCCGCAGGGTCGTCCGGGTTATGGCGGCGAAACGTCGATGGGTTCTCGCATGGCTGCGGGGGCATATCCCTATGTCTCAAATGCTGGACGCGGAGGGCTGCCGTGGGGCACGATGGCCGGAATTGGTGCCGCTGGTGCAGCTTTTCCAATGGCGATGGATTATTTTTCGAATAATCCATTGCAGCCTACAAATGCGCCGGAAGCTGCAGCTCTGCATCCGACTTTCCATGGTCAGATGGGGCCAGTGGAATTGCCGAGCGAACGCCGAGTTGCGCAACTTCCGCCTTTAGATATTTATTCACGTCGAGGGGGCGCTGCTGCGGCTCCTTCCGCACCGACAGGTAAATCACAAAAAGGAGCAAGAGGTGCTGGACAGAAGGGTGCACCGTTGCCGCCAACTCGCCCGGAAGAATATAATGCAGGTCAGTTTGAACCTAACCTGAATTACCAGTTTACTGCTGCGCTTGATGCGTTATTTGGACAGCGAGAAGCCAAACGTGGCCGCAACACTCAAGAATATTACGCCACAAACCCGTGGCCGTATTAACAGAAGGGGGAACTTCCCCCTTCACACTATAGGAGCCAAGAATGTCAAGAGAGCCGTTGATTAGGTTGCCGGGAAAAGGCGCACATGCCCATAAACTGGTGGCGAAAACTGCGATGGAAATGGCGCAGGAAGTCTATGAAAAGAATGCTGGACGCTCAAACGATTTTTATGAAAAGTATCCAGATCGTGAAGCGTATGTTTCAAGTTGCTGGGCGCTTTATCTTGATGCTGCTAGGACCACTTTGACGCAGTTATTGACTACGAACATGGATGACAACTTGAAGCAAGAGATATATGATGCCTTGGTGAAAGACGCTACGTTGCGTCGAGGACGTGAGGGCGTCCTTCAAATGAAACACGGTGCAGGAGCCTAACATGAAAACTTTGATGCTGAATTTTTGGGAAGGCGCGATGCGCCAAAGTGACGGAGAGCAGGGCGCGGCACCGCCAGAGGCACCAGCCGCTGTCGAGGCTCCCGTTGTGGCCGATGCTGGTCAAGAAACGGTAGCAGATAGCGTTCCCCACGATGCTGCTCCCGATGAAAGCTCTGCGAAACCCCCGCAGGGTCTGCTTGACCGCATCGGCCAACTTACCCGTCAAAAGCGTGAACTTGAAGAACGACTGCAGCAGGCTCAATACTATCAGCAGCCGCAGGCTTATGAACAGCCGCAGGATGCTGGTTACGATCCTCGCACCGTGCAGTTGGAAATTCACCGGCAGGCCCAGGAACTCGCCAAACATCAGGCTTGGAAAGATACGACTGACAAGATTTGGAATGAGGGCCTGAACAAGTTTGGCGATTGGGCTCCGCAGCTTAACAACATGGCTCAGATTTTAGGTGGTATTCCGACCACGCTGACAGAAGCTGCGATTGAAACTGGAAATCCGCAGGACGTGCTTTATCATCTGGCAAAGAACCCTGATGAAGCAGCGCGGATTGCGATGCTTCCGCCGACAAGGCAGGCGGTGGCGGTCGCAAAATTAGCGAGTGGATTGAACGCACCGAAACGTGTTTCGTCTGCTCCTCCGCCCATTACTCCGAAAGTGCAGGGTATCGGGTCTGCTCCGGCGACCCTTGACGATCCCAACATTTCTATGGAAGAATGGGCAAGATTACGCAACGAGGCAACTCGTCGCAGAAGGTAGGCGGGATCACCTTACGATCCCCCCTCTCTGGCCGCAGGGTAAGTGGTCTGGGCTGGCCCGACAAAGTGACGGACGCGGGCACCGTCGAAACGCAGGGGACTCCCCCATGCTTTTGGCTTTTGAACAGCGCGTCCGCGCACTTACTAGGAGGGCCGTAGGCCATGTCGAATACAATTCTTACAATTAACATGATTACCCGTGAGGCCGTTCGCCTCTGGGTCAATACCAACTCGTTCCTGCAGCATATCGACACGCAGTATGACGATCAGTTCGCCATTACCGGCGCGAAGATCGGCCAGAGCCTGCGTATCCGCCTGCCGAACGACTACACCGTTCGCACGGGTCCGGTCGCGCAGATTCAGGACACGGCGGAAACCAGCACCACGCTGACGCTCGCCACCCAGAAGGGCGTTGACGTGTCGTTCAACTCTGCCGAGCGCACGATGTCCTTGGACGATTACTCCAAGCGCATTCTTGCTCCGGCGGTGAACAATCTGGTCGGCGCGGTTGCGGCGGACGTTATGTCTGGCGTTGAAGGCGGCGTTTCGAACCTTGTTGGCAACTTTGACGCTGCTGGCAATCTGCTGCGTCCGACGCTCGACACTTGGCTGCAGGCTAAGGCGCTGTTGTCCTTGCGTTCGGCCCCCACGGATAACCGCAAGTTCATTCTTGATCCGGTTTCCATGGCCCGCACGGTGCAGAACCTGTCCGGTCTTCTCAATCCTGCGACGGAAATCTCCGAGCAGTATCGCAAGGGTGAAGTTTATAACGCGATTGGCTTCGACTGGTTCGAAGATCAGACCGTTATTAAGCACACGACTGGCACGTATGTCGCTGGTGTTTCTCCGACCGTCAACGGTGCGAACCAGACGGGCACGAGCATCAACATCACGATTGGCGCTTCGTCGTTCACCGTTGGCGACATCATCACCTTTGCTGGCGTGAACGCGGTCAACCGCATCACCAAGGTTTCGACGGGTGAACTGCAGCAGTTCGTTGTGACGAGCTACGCTGGCGGTGTGCTGGGTATCTATCCGGCTATCGTTCCGCCGTCCGGTGGTAATCCGGTTCAGTATCAGACGGTTACTGCTTCGCCTGCGAACGGCGCGCAGATCAACAGCCTGACGCTGACGGGCACGGTTTATCGCAAGAACCTTGCGTTTATTCCCGATGCCGTCACGATGGCGACCGCCGATCTGGAAATGCCGAAGAACATGCAGGAAGTCGCTCGTGAGCGTATGGACGGTGTGTCGCTTCGCATGGTCACTGGCTTCGACATTAAGTCGGATCAGTTCATCACCCGTCTGGACGTTCTTTACGGTTATCTCTGGGTTCGCCCGGAGTGGGCCGTGGTTGTCGCGGACATCATCTAATCGCAAAAAGCTGGGGGCTTCGGCCCCCGGCATCTTTAAGGAGCATGGAAATGGCTAAAACAAGACAGCAGTATCTCGGTGTTTACGAGAATATGGATTTCCCTGATTATAAGTTTGAGGAATATCCGAAAGTTGTTGGTTATCGGGACGAGAAAAAGACGATCCCGATTATTGTTGGGAACGCGAAAGAGGAAGTGGAATTTATCACCACTGGTTCTCCGGGCGCGCATATTTCCCGAGAAGATGAACTTCAGGCTGAACTTGATCGTAAGGCTATGGAGTTGGAAGTTGCGAAAAAGCAACTTGCGGAACTCAAGGCAGGACAGGAAAAGGCGAAAGCATCTTTGCCGCTCCCTGCTGGTAAAAAAGAAGGTTAAGAAGTTTGGTGGTTTGAAATATAACCACCAACTTTTTGTATAAGGCGAGACGATGGGATCGAAAGTTTCAAGACAACAGTTTCTT